AAAAAAAATAAATGTATTTAGAAAAATGGATCCAATAACTATGATTCAATTAGGTGTTATAATAGCCATTATCATAGTAAGTATGATGATACTCAAGTGGATCACGGATAGGTATAATCTATGTGGTGTAACGGACCCACTTTGTTATATAACGGGTAGGGAAACTCAATATACAAGAATAATTAGTGATATAAATCCTTTTTAATAAAAAATAATTTATTGGTATTAAGTACAAATGTCTATAATTGAAGTTATTGTTGTTGCGATATTATTTCTCCTTGTTTATTGGTTATATAAAAACTATAATAGATGTGGGTGGAACCCGGTTTGTTATAATGAAAAAACAATAGAACTTTTTCAGACGTGTGGGTTAGATCCAACATGTTATTATAAAAAATTTAAAGAGCTAAATTAAAGAAGAAAAGCAAAGTGTTATTTTAGATATACATCAGACAAATCATCACCAAAATAATATCAATAATGTTCTTATCAACACGGATGATTCAATACTTAATATATTTCAATTAAAACCTATTTAATTCAAATATATTACCAAATTGCATAATATTATGTTTTTAAATATTATTTAAAAATATAACAGTTTAATAACAAATAGAATGTTATTTCTTGAATATTCAAAATTAGCGCATTATATTTCTGTTCTATTGGTATTAATTACAGCATTAAATTGTTTAAATAACCCGATACTATGTATTTCAACAAATCTTATAATACATAATAAAGATCCTAAATTCAATAGAAAAAGAAGAATAGATGAAGATGAAAAGAAAAAGAGAGCTGATGAAAATAAAAAAAAAGAAAAGAACAAAAAAAAACCGAATATCGATGAAAATGACAAAAAACCGGGTGAAGATGAAAATGACAAAAAACCGGGTGAAGATGAAAATGACAAAAAACCGGATGAAGAAACCGATCATAGTAAGGATAATGAAAAAGAATCTCGTAATGTCGATGAAAATACAAAAAAGGCTCGACCAGGTGAAACAACGAAACTGCCCGGTGAAGAAACCGATCCTAGTAAGAATAATGAAAAAGAATCTCGTAATGTCGATGAAAATACAAAAAAGGCTCAACCAGGTGAACCAATGAAATTGCCCGGCGAACAAACCGATCCTAGTAAGAATAATGAAAAAGAATCTCGTAATGTCGATGAAAATACAAAAAAGGCTCAACCAGTTCAACCAATGAAATTGCCCGGCGAAGAAACCGTTCGTAGTAAGTATAATGAAAAAGAATCTCGTAATGTCGGTGAAAATACAAAAACTGCTCAACCGGCTGAACAACAAAAACGACCTACCGCACGACTAATAGGTATTAGAACTTTTAACACATCGTTAGCTGCCAAAATTGAAACAGAGGTAAGTGCTGCTCAACAAAATAAGATAAAACAACCACCTGTATCAAAAATCTATAGAAACAATCCATTGGGAGCAAGCAGACTTCAAACAGAGGTAAGTGCCTCTACACAAAATAAGATAAAACAATCACCTATGGGATCTGTAACAGGTGAAAAGGCAGTGTTTAAAGTGAGGGATAACCCATTGTTTGAAGAAGATATCCCGGATAACCGATTGTTTGAAGAAGAGAATGCTCGACAAAAAGCAGGTGTGGTATCCGACGTAGATAATAGTCGACAAAAAACAGTCGGTGTATCCAATGTAGGTGAAGACCTTGTGAGGTATTTAGTGGAAACCTCGAAATCAATGCCTTTAGACGAGCTAAAATTAGACAAAATGGCAAATGATATAACAAAAATGGGATACGATAGAGTGAAAATGGATGTATTTGTAAACCATGCGACTATATCAGTTAGGAAACAAACTGGGCTATCATTTGTATATGATATAATTAGTGTACAGAATTATCGCGAATTGGAAGGTGCTGGTTTGGGTTATGGTGGTCCAGAAGGATCTGATGGAAAATTACCAACAAGACCAACTTTGGAAAACCTACGTTTGAATATTGTTAAATTATGTAACATGGATATTAATGCTCAAGGTAATCGAGTGATAAGCGACCCAGGTAGATCAGATACTATATTTTCACAAAATACAAACCAAAACTCCATGAGTTCATCAGAAGTCGAAGTATTGGTAGAAGGTTTTGGAATGTCTCAATCTGATTTTAAACAACCCGAAAAAATCAAACTTATTGGAAAAATTAATACTAAAAATTTTTTTAAAACAATCAAACGTCTGTATGAAATATCTAGACCGATCGACCTGGACCGTAAAACTTTTAAATTCGAAAAGTATCAAATAAACGATATTGGGGAACGTGTAAAAATAAAAACTGGGGGTTCTGCGAAGTTAGGGAGAACAATATTTAATCTAACAAAATGGGGAAATTTACTGGGGGACGCAGGTGGTATTGCATTATTAGGGATACAAACATTTTTATCCACGAAAATAAATCCTCCAGAAGAAACAGCTAGATTTGTTTTTCAAGAACTGGCTACCGATGCAGCAATGTGTGCCGGAGCCCCAATAGGTTTGGCTATATTATACGCAGCTGCTACACCTCTTTATCTTGGTCTACGTATTGGTTTGTTCGCTCTTGGTGGACAACTTCCCGCGGCAGCTCTTAAAGGCGTAGTATACACACAAATTAGCAGAGCTGCTTCAGCTAATGTAGTATCCGGGTTTTTTACACGGCTTACGAATTATTTCGGGAGGATTCTTTTACAAAAAATGATGCCAAAATTTTTTGCAGCAGCAGCAACTTCCGTAGCAACTTCCGCAGCAACTTCCGCAGCAACTGCTGTAGTAGGAGAAGCAGGTGCAGGATTTATTGCTGCCTCGGTAGTACCAGGTGTAAATTTAGCAGTTGCTCTGGGAATGGGGTTCTATACTGCATGGCAAATAAAAGAAACTGTTGAAGAGATGCAGGCTGAACAACGAAAAGCAGCAGCGGAAAAGGACAGAGTAGATAAGGAAGCAGCAGCTATATATAAAAATAGTTTAAATACCTTCTTGGCCAATACAGATGATATGCAAGTAACTGTAAATTCTGCATTAGCTGATAATATCTTCGTTATATTTCAAAGAGATGCACGTGTTCCTAAATATACAATAAACGCAGATGGTACCCTAAAAAGTGGATCAGCGGACCCTCATTTTATACTAGTTAACTTTGTAGGCATTTATAACGTTGCAGATAACGTATATGATTTTTATTACTGGAAAGAATTATCATCAACAGATTTTATCAACATAGCTAATAGTGATAATACAGCAGGTACTTATGCATTTTCACCTAATGTGAGAAACAAGATTGAATTGTATTTATATCAAAATGCTTATTGGTCAGATACCGTGATGGACGCCAATTCTAAATTATCACCCATCGACCCGAAGTATAATTCACTTATTCCAACAAGAGAACAATACTATCGTGTTTTAAATATGCAAAATAAATATGGAAACGACATTAACTTGAAAATGGTAAAATATTACCATGATGAAAATGGTCTTTGGAAATCTGTTACATTTTCACCGATAAATGTAGATAAATATTATTATTTTCCAACAAATTATACTCTTATGCCAAATCTTGCTGGTATAAGACCAACGTATATTGGACCCCCTGTTATAAAAAAATCTACTGATAATAACGGAATAACAATAACTAATACACCCAAAAATAGCCCTACATTTAACCACCCGTATTATTTTCAAAGTGTGGACCTTCAAATTCAGTTACTGCCTCTTTTTGATATATTTTACCAGAAGTTTATAATGTTATCTGGAATGCCGGTAAATGAAACTAGAGATGGCTCAAATTGTTTTGATTTTACCAAAATAAATACATCAAATGTATACACATGGACACCTAAACCAGGGCAGAAAGATCCTTCTACAGATCAAGATTTTCCACCGAATACAAAACAAGTATGTAATACTTACATAATACCAGACACGTCTTACAATATCGGGACTTCTTCAAACCCGGTTTACCCATCAAGTGTTTTACAAGACCCGGTAAAATTATTATCACTTGCCTCTCGGTTAATATCAAAATTACCAGTGTTAGATGATGATGTACTCTTTAGTATAGATAATTTATTTTTACCTATATTTATTGATTTTTGTAACAGTGCTTATAGTATATTAAGGCCTAATATTGATATAAACTACAGTGGTGTATATGGATTGTTTGTTACACATATTATAGACACAAATGTTGCAAGTAACAAATACGCTGTAAAAGATAGTAATAATAGCGCTGATAATATAGTAAACAGAAGGTATGTAGTAAAATGTCATTCTTTTGCAAACCAGAGTGAATACGACAATTTATTTACTTTTATAGATAAATTTTATAAAAATATGATAAACGACGCAAGGATATCTAGTTTTCATTACCCGATTAATATAGATACACTTTTAAATTACAGTTACATGTTTTACTTTTTGGGTTTTCATAACACGTTTGTTCCTGAAAATATTTTTAACACATCTATAAATACTACTAACGGTATTCCTTCAAATAACGGGTTAAATAAAGAAAGTGAATCATACAATGATTACAGATCCCAGCCTCTATTTACTAAACCAACCATAGAAGCTTCTATGGTTGATGAAAACAGCATGATTAGAAATTTAAATGAGGTCGGTATTATTTATAATCTTATTTATGGGGTTGTCACAGATATAAATTTACAAAATTATAATTATATTAAAAATAAATATTTTTGGAATCCTGGTGTCTCCGAAGTAATAAAAGTTAAAGATGTGGACACAACTGTATTATCATACAAAGATAATTACATAAATGTACTTTATGGGTTAAACTATAATGATAGTTCTAAAACTTATATTCCAGTGTATTTCAGACCGAAAACAATTGATAAAACAGTTAAGGACATAACCTATAAAATTTACGATATTAACAAAAATGAACGATCACCTGGTATCCCAATAACAAATACTTTAAACCAAAGTGAAAAATATTTTTATCCCAATAAACCAGATTCCATGTGTGGTGTACCCGTGTATGATTCAATAATTGGCAATGATCCTAAAAAACCTAAAATAAAACCTCCCGGTAGTTCACCTAGTTCTTTAAGTTACACAACAACAAATAGTATGATGTTGAATAATTTATTACTCCGGGGTTGGTATGCAACTAATTCACAAAATACCAACCCTTTTAATTTTGAAGCAATAGACTGGGTAAAATCTGCTGAAGTAAAACCAGATTATTGTAATATCATGAATGTAGGTACTATCCTAAATGTAATGCAGTTATATGCAACAGTTTTAACAAGTACGATGTATAATGATACAGGGTTTGGTATGAATTTATTAGGGTTTTTTTATAACATGAGAAATTATTATTTAAATATTTTTAACACTAATAAAACTACACCCAAATTTAATTACAACAAATACGCAGATTTATGGTTTGCCGCTGCTCTCGGGTATACCGTACCTTTTACTATTTCAAACCCAAAACTAGTAACAGATGCAAGTTCCTTAACTTTAGCGATTTCTAGTTTACAAACCAGAAATTTTAATTTACTTAAATCTAATGCAACATCGTTATATTTTACGATGTCAGCAACTTCATTTGATAATAATGTTAACATTAAAATAATAAAAGGCACCGATATAAGTGTACTAAATAATATTTTAAATTCCGGCAAACCTGGTGATGGTTTGTCTGGACCAGTGAATAACCCAGTTTTTTATACCGGGTTAGGTGAGGGTACAGTCGATTATCTCACATCAATAGCTATTAAAATACCTGCTTGTATTGGATTTTCAGTAATGAAAATTGATAATAGTGTAGTATTCTATCAAATGATTGATGTCACTAAAACACCAACTGTTAAACAAGACACCGGTGTATTATTTTCTTGTTTATCAATATTTCCCACTGGTAAACCCAATATTAATACACCAACAAAAGTGGCTGATTATACATCGAGTACTACTATTACACAACCAACTGATATAACACCGTATGCTCTTATAAGTATACCAGTGCCAGCTGGAGCATACAAACCAAATCAAAAAATATCGGTAAGTTTTCCTGTGGGTCAATATGGTTCGCTTAAAAAGAGTCCAGAATCATTTAATAATGGAGCTAATGTTAGTATCACAGATGTAAGTGTTACTATGACAAAGAACAGCAATGAGTTTAAAATCTTTGAATTTAATAAACCACCTCTCCCATTAACTTATCAATACATTTGGGGATACAGGGATATGTCGCCTGTATATCAACCTTTTTTTCAATTCAATATGGAATTTACACCTGACAAACCAGGTACTGGAGTGGTTGATACGTACGTAATTAAGTTAGTAGCAACTGTGTCAACAAATGATAGTGGGAGGTGGTATGGTTTATGGACTGGTTTATCTGGTGGTTACAAAATCAATTTTGGTACAACAGTAACTCAAAATATAATCGACGGGGCTACTTTTACACCATCTCCAATCGTGAGTTCTTTATCCGTTTTATTACAAACACAACTTGCAACAACATATACTAATGTGAACATCTTTTCAACTGATACTACCAAAGGTGTTTTTATAAATACCACATTTGTGGGATATTTACAAAGTATTGTAACAAATATAAAACCTGTTTATAAATCTCCCAATATATTATTTGAAAAAAGAGTAAAATACAGTATTTTACAGGGTGATGGAAAATATATTAATAATGACCAATCACGTTCAAATTTTATAAACCCACTTGATCCGGGTTTGAATACTATATACTCGGGTGCACCAACTTTACAACAAGAAGTTCAACAAATTGTAAAGTTTTTCAATATAAGTATGGGTGACAGTTATTTGAGCGATTACTCGAAGTATATCACACGTAAACAGAATACCCAAGTTACACAAGACGAGCTTAATGCTTATTCACGAATGGCTTATATAAATACATATTTACTTTTTTACGTATATTATTTTAGAAAACCTGGTACAAAGATACAAGGTTTTAATATAGATTATGCTAATTACAACAAACTTGGTGATTACTTTAACATTATAGGTAACTCACCTGATATTGTACCACAATATTTAATAGACAAATTTGGTTCATGTGTTGTAAATTATGATTATTATATAACCACAGCATTTATAGGTGAACTACCAATTACGCAAATTGGAACCATTGACTATACTGACGAAACACTTGTTCACGAAAATTATTATATTGAATTACATAAGAGTGCAATTCCATTTATACATGGATATACGCCTGACTTTATTTCTACTGGAACTAGTGTAGATCCAATAATTGCGGAATTTTTTAATTATTTTGTAAACGTTGATTTTTACGAAAATATAACAGCTAATGTGCCATTTGCTAATCTTGTGAACTATGTACCTTTTTGGATTGGAACTGATTATAAAATTCCAAGCAATTTTTTATATTTGGAAAATCCTACTTTTAATGGTTATTTTAGTAAAACTGATTATGGAGGTGTTTTTAATTATAACTATGGACCAACTAAAAATTACCCTAAATTGGATCCCCCTTTTGGTATTAAAAACTGCTACGTAAATTTTTCAAAATATATAACAAGCTTTTCTATAAATCAAACAGACAACTCTGTTAAGTTCTATAAAGGCCAGATACGTATGTATAGTGACGATAACATATCTGATAGTAATAATATATATCTTATAGGTGCTGGGCAAAATTTACAGCAAAACCAACAAAACAATATTTTTACAAATATGTATATTGAAATTTTTAACAATGTTTTGAATTATCCGACAATTACATGTCAGGTAAAATCGATTATCGAAAAAGGGCCAAATGGTAGTTCTCATAATTTCATTCCTATTAGATACACAACAAATGGCGGGTTTGTTTATACACAAATGCCTGTGAATATACATATATACGGCTTTGACGATCCTTATTATAATTACACAAGCAACCCACTTTATACAAAAATTGATGCTAAAAGTATTTTAATGGATCCTACTTGTATAATACCCACAAGTAATTTATTAAACAACGGTCAAAATGACATGAATGGAAATTCCCCGAAGACTATCATTGAAAATTTTCAAATTGGGAACGATAATTACAATCTTTTATACTGTGGTTATATTGCAGATAACACCCAAAACTTTAACAACGGGTTTTTTTGTACTGGGTTTTTATACGACCCCGATAATCCCCGAAATGTCTCATTTTATAGAAACTCAAGTACTGCCACTTCACCGTTATTAGGTGGGAAAATAACATATTACAATGAGGTTATATCTATAGATGTAATACCATACACACCTATGCAAATTATATCAGTTGATTCATCCATTTTAAACATTAATACTGTTTTTTTTGATCGCGGATACGATATTTACACTCAAACCAATGTAGATGAGTATATCCCAGAGTGCTTTTATATGGCTAGTAATTTTTACCCGGGGATATTAAAAGATGGAGAAGTATTTCTATATAACCCTAATACTATGGAAGGTTTATTAAGTGTATGTGAAATATTTCCAGGTAATGTAGATGGCTTGTATACAAAATACGTAACAAATAAAAAAAGTTTGGGCGTCACTGGAGCTTTATTGGGGGTAACGAGAACAAGACAAATAGTAGTTATACTTGTCTTTAGTGATGGTAAATATAAAGTCAGTTTGGATAAAGCTATTAGAATTCCTTCAATAAGTGGTTATTTTACTCGACTAGAACCGTACCAGAGGCCTATGGGTGTAATAAATGGACGGGCGACGGCGGAGATCATTAATATTGGTAATGATCGTGATTATTTTACTGATTCAACTAACGCAAGCAATACGCGGACTGATTATTATGTTAAAAGCCCGTATGCTTACCGCTATGGTGGCCTACCTGATTTCGACAATATGTATATTCAGGAATTAATACAGCTACATGAACCACTAGGTACTTACGGTGTAATTTTTATTAATGGTGATGGAATCACACGATTTACAGAATTATCGTCTATATTAAATGGGACAGGTGTGTACACTAACCAGGTAAAAGAATGTGTGTTAAATGCGTGTATTCATCCTACTGCTAATAAGATATATTTCACAAATGCTAAAACCATTAGATATCAAACAAATTTGCAAGGGGGGGCTTATAAAGCATTTTTTGCTAATAACATGTTATTTGAATATTTTATAAACCCAGGTTATCGTATGATGAAACCAATATATCTTCCTAGTATTGATTATTCTGTTCAGTATAAGAGGGTAAATATGCGATTGGCATGGGTATGGGATGGAATTAAATATGTTTTATACGGGTTTTGGGATACTTTAATAGGGAGTGATCTTAAATTAAAGAATCTTAATTTTCAGCTTTTTAATATTGTACTCGAACCATACCCGGGTATATTCCCCAGAGACACTGTACCTGGTTTTAACGGTTTATACTCTTACTCTTTTACAGATCCCGGTAACTCATATCTTTCTATCACTGGCCCCGCATCATTTTTAGGTTCAATTACAGCATTGACTGGGGACAATAAAGGTGATTATGTAGGTATTGCTGGTAATACTTATTTTTTGTCTTGGGGAAAATTGGCACTTAATACCAGTACCCAATTTTCAACTATGAAATATCATTATGGTGTAATAGGGAGAACATACTACCCAGATATTATAACACCACTTAACCCGAGATTGCTTTTTGATACTACAACTGTTCCTTCTATTCCAGATAATGTAAACTTCAGTTTAGAAGAAGAACAATTACTTTTAAATTTACAACAGGCATATGTAAACCTTAATACAAATATATCCAGTAATAAACAAGATCTAAATATATCATATACAATTGCAGTACAAGACTGGCTTAACGCATATAAGCTCGTTTTACAATTGATCAATTGTAAAACAACGTTGTCATCTGATTCACATTCACAAAAAATAGATATTACCAGCAATAACATGTATTCGTGTAAAGACACATCCGGAAAATATTATTACAACCTTTTAAATCTTTACCCAAGTATAACAAATATTAGTGTAATATGGAAAAATGCGAATTTACAAGATGGTAAATGGACACCTGTCTCTAAATTAGATGCACTTGATTCAAATAATAGCACGAAAAAATTATTTTTTACACAAATAATAACGGTACCCGCATCTACATTTACTTATTATGGTATAAATGTCGACGATAACCAAATTTACATGTATAATAACAGACCAATAATTACTTCAGGCGTAACTATCATAAACCCTACAAGTCCAACATCAGGTGCTTATATAAGAATACCTGTTGAACCAAATATAAATAATGGTAAAACGATTATCGTAAGTTGCCCGTTAGGGCAATACGGTACACTATATGGTTCAGGGCAAACTAACGTTGTTTATGTTAACATCACATCTATTAATGTCACAATGACAAAGAATGATATAATCTTTACAAAATGGTCTTTTGAAACACCTACACTTCCAATAAGTTATACGTACAGAATTGATATCACTTCGGGAAGGTTTATGAATATTGTTCCAATAACTATTACAGAAACATATCAACCTTTCTTTCAATTCACAATTAGTTTTACACCAGATGATAACAACGGCTCTACAAACGACATCTACGTCATTAAAGTTGTACCAACTATAACATATAGCGCACCGCTACGCACGGGTTCGTGGACTCCTATTAACGGTGGATATATATTAAATTTTGGTACAAAGAAATCAGAAAACTTAACCATCTACGCAAAAACACCAGACCCACCTGTATCTGCGTTGTTTGTTATAACTTCATCACCGTACAGTTATAACACAGATCTTAATACAAATAGCTGGACTGTCGCAAGTTTAAAGTACGCTGATGGTACAGTAAGTTATTATCTTCCAAAAGACCCCAAAGACCAATCTAAATACCTTACTGTAGTATCTATTTCGTATGATACTACAGCTAAAAAACTGGTTTGTGTATTATCAGATGGGAATATATGGACAAGTTCGGTTATTACCGATGGATTGATAACAAGTAGCATTACATGGACACCTAACACAACTACATTGTACAACAATATTTTTATCACTTACATAAAAGACAGTTTTTATGTAATAAAATCAGACAACAATGTTTATTACTACTCAACAATAAGTACACAACCTATAAAATTGAGTACCAGTGGTGATTATATGTTTATCGGGTACTCTGAATCAGTGGGGTACATTAAAATAAATACAAATAATCCATGTAATGATTCAAATACAAATAAGCCATGTAATTATTTGAGTTATCGCACATCTAAAGCTACTATAAGTTCACTGTTGTCTGCTGTTCGTACTGGTGGTACAGCCGAATCAATATGGGATTGGAAAATAATACCAAATTATGGATATAATTTTACAAATATTGTCCCTGTACCTGGTGGGTTTTTAGCTATAGGAACACGCCCAGTTAATGAGCTTTCTGCTAGGGTCATCATAGAGGCAAATGATCAAGTATTGGCTAAAAAATATGGAGAAATATTAATGAATAATTCTACAAATTTACTTTTTAATGGGTCTATAAAACCCGGTAATATAAATTCACTTCTAGATAGCTATCTAACATCATCCAGTAATGTAGTTAAATCCAATCAACAAAAGTATTTATTGAATGGTATAGAATTAGAAGACACCAATGTTTCAATCAAGCAAGGAAATGCATTACAATTACAAATAATGGATTATTTAAATAATATAGGATCTTCATAGAGGTAAATGACCTAGTATTGAATAGTATAGAATCAGAACACATCCGTGTCCATCATGCAAGGAAATACATTTAGCAGAGTGTTTAAGTCTGGTAAAATACGTGATTTGTTCGAGATTTTCTCGCAAAATTACTTTTTTGTTCTGGTTTTAATTTTGAATTACTTTTTAATATAATGCAAGTTAATATTATAATCAAAATTACTGTAAAAATAATAAATTTCATGTTATTTATACATTAATTTTATTTTTATTTTGTTGAATTAAACTTTGGTATTCTTTTTTGAAGACCACGCTTTCGCTGCTTCTCCAAAAAGTTCCTTGTGGGTTTTTTTAGGGTCTTTATTTTTGGAAAAGTAGTCTTTTATGAAGTCGTTGTATTCCGATGGTTTTCTCGGCTTACGTTCTTTTTTGGGAACACCACTTGTTTTTGATTCAAGGTCGGAAACTCGTTCTTCAAGTTTTTTAATTACTAAATCCATTGTGATAATCACAATTAAATTATTTTAATTAAGTTAACGCGTTAACGGATTAGTTCTCGTACACGTTTTAAAAGAGCCTTCCCTTCCTTTGTTTTACCACCGACTGGTACAAAACCATCTAGGTCGAGTTCTTTACGTGCCTTTTTCATGGCCTTCGCCCAAGCGTCCCTAAAAGTACCTTTCTTTTTTCCAGATCGTTGTTGCTTTTTACTTTTGTAACGGTAGTTTCCATAACCGTCGTCTATCATAACTATATCTTTTTTGGTAAGGCCGCCTTTTGTGTATTTCGCGGTTCCATGGGCAACTTCGGCTTTTGACCCGTAATAATTCATTTTACCATTTACAATTATTTTTTTTAAGTTTAAAATAAAAAACAATTTTAATCTGTTAAATTAATGGATACCAAACTCGATAAAACGAAAACAAAACAACCTGTGAAACCGAAACAACCTGTGAAACCGAAAGAACCCGTGAAAACGAAACAACCAGTTAAAAAGAAACAAACTGTTAAAACGAAACAAACTATTAAACCTAAAGAAACAGCTAAACCGAAAGCAAAACACGTTAAAAGAAGAATTACTGTAGAATACTCCGATGTAAAAGACACTTTAGACGAAAATAAATATTCCGGAAAATTAAACAAACTTCTTTACAAAATAAAGAGCCAACACACTGACATAGACAATGGAATTCGGTTCTGTTGGAAAAATTAATTATTCAGAATTTAAAAATAATGAATAATATCATTATGGATTGTAATAATTACAATCAGTATTACACGGACGTTGTTATAAATAATAAAATAATAAACGAAAAGTGTTTCAAAGGTTCAAAGGTGTACGGTAAAAATTTTAAAATCAATTCTTACACCGATTACAAAAGCGGTGAATATTACAATTGGATAAACGAGTCTTTTAAGGATTATGCGTTTCCCGATGAAAAATTTAACGACCCTGGTTACGACCCCGATGCTGTATATTCTTCAATTTGTAATTCAAGTGAGTATTCACTTAAACCCCAACAAAAATTTGCCGGACGTATCATGAATACCCACACTGAAAACAAGGGTCTTTTAGTTTATCACGGTCTTGGCTCCGGTAAAACCCAAACGAGTATAGTTATAGGAGAAGCATTTAAATTTAGAAATGTTATTGATTCTGTTATAAAAGGACGTTCGGACTCACACGTTTTGATAGTTGTACCAGCTGCTTTAGTTGAACAATATTATTCCGAGATAATCGGTAATATCGAAAATGAAAAAATTAAGTCTGCCTCTGGTCAAATACTTATAAATGGAGATCGTCAATACTATCTTGATAAAGATACACGAGAAGCCATTATACAAGCGTATGTTAATATTATCGAATTGGAAAAATTAATAAAACAAGGAGATTCAAAAATTACCGAACACCAACGTCAGATAATTATACTTAAAAAAAGTATTATTAATCGTGAAAAAGAAGAACGTCTAAAAGTTACAATGGTTTACGAAATATTAAGTCACGAATCATTTTTAAATAGAATATTTACTTATTCTGATGGTGAATTTAAACCCGGTGAATATCTACCTAAATTAAAAGTTTCAAATGGTCTTCTCGTGATAGATGAAATTCAGAATTTAGTAAGTGCAATAGGAACAAGTTATCGTAAGTTGTTATATGCTATCAAATTTTACGCTGATAAAAATTTCAGAGTAGTCGCTCTTACAGGTACACCCATTTATGACAAACCCTTTGAATTTGGACTTCTTATGAATCTTCTCCGCCCAAGGCTTCAGTTTCCGGATGGATTTGAAGAGTTCAATGAAATATTTTTAGAAGATCGCAATACAATGAAAAACAGGGAATTGTTTAAAAAAATGTGTAGTGGTTATGTTTCTTACTTCAAGGGAGGTAACCCCGAAGCTTATCCATTTAAAAAGACTATACTTATGGAACATTCTATGAACCCGTACCAATATTCAGTTTACAAAAAAGCTCTTTTAGCAGAAGTTGAACGTGACCGTGAAGTTGGTGCAACCGGTGGAAATAAGGAAGAATTTATTGTACGAGTCCATACATCTGAAAGTGAAAATGATGAAAAAGCTACTGGTATATTTAACAATTCAAATTTATTTTGTAATATCGCATTTCCAGAAGCAAAGCTAACACCCGAAGAAACTAGAGTTATGACTCGTGAAACTATTCTCAAAGCCGGTATACGTAAGTTTAAAGGTGTTTTGAGGGATGTATCCAAAAAAAATGATTACTCAAAAATTTTGAAAGTTGTTTCCGGGTTTTCTTCTAAATTTGCGAAAGTTGCCGAATTAATCATGCAGTCTCCAGGTCCGGTATTTGTGTATTCGAATTATGTTTTTTACGGAGTTGATTCAATGGCTACAATTATGAGTTTTTTAGGATATTCCGAGTATCCTAATCAATCTGGTGTTAAGGGATGTTATTTTGTTTGGAAAGGCGAGGCAAACAAAGATGAAATTATCAAGGCCAAACAACTTTTTAATTCAAAGGACAATATAGACGGGAAACTACTTCGAATAATGTTCGGAACACAAACGGTTATGGAGGGTGTTGATTTTAAAAATGTGCGACAAGTTCATATACTCGATCCTTGGTGGAATGACTCTAGGGTTCAACAAATTATAGCGAGAGGTATAAGGCTTTGTAGTCACCGTGATTTACCAGCTTCAGAACGTTACGTTAATGTTTTTATTCATTTAAGTACACTGGGTTCTACAGAAAGTATGTTTGAATTAAAAATTCGTAAAAAGGACCGAGACGGAAAGGAAATCGAATCAAAAGTAAGATCGTTTTTAAAATTGGAAAACCCCGGTGAAAGTGATTCAGCAAATTGGGTATTTAGGGAAGCTTATATCACCAAACAAAGTGAACTAAAAAATTCAAGCGCGACATTTTTAGCTTCCAGTATAATATCAAATTCAATTGTAAAACTCGGTGATCCCGAACTTACAAGCGCATTTGGACATCATAAAAACCTTGATTCAATTTCAGTCCAGCAATATATGTATGAAAAAGCGATGAGTAAATTGAATCTTAATCGTCAATTTGAAATGGCGATTAAGGAAGTATCCATAGATTGCTCTTTAAATAAAAACGGTAATATAGTTCGTTTAAATGAATTTTACAAACCAACTTCATTTGAAGGTCGTTACAACCTCCAGTACGAAAATTATTCAACTGGTGAATTTTATACTCGTGTGGGGATACCAGATACATTTACAATGGAAGGTATACTTTCAAATCTCGCGATGAAATCTTCGAGTTTTACTTTTAGAAATAACCTTACTTCACAAGAAATAACCTTAAATAAGTCACTGATACTTCCTGAAAATATAAAATGTGGTAATGTGGATTATTCATTTACAAATATTCCACCTAAAATTGTTAATTTAACACTTAACAAAGAACTTATTCCACAGCTTATGAGACTTGACATTAGTGTAATTAAACAATATTTTTACGATGTACAACATAAAAGGGTAACAACAGTTGATCCAAATTTACCAAAAGCGATAAATCTTTTCTTAAGCAGAGACTCTTTATTTCAAAAACAAGAACTTATTAAAAAACTTCTCGAACTTGGTATAGGGGAGCAATCAGTATGGGAATTATACAGTCTCGATGAACTCAAAAAGGAATATTCGCGATTAAAAATTAAAAAATAATTCGTTCATTAAAAAAAATAACTTGTATAATTATAATAAATATGACGAGTAAATCATGTAGGGGTCGCGATCCTACTAAATTACAAGAATACATAAACGACCCGGCAAAAGAAAAAAAGCTTTTTGCCAAAGCTCTCGAGAATGACTCTTTTCTAAATTCGTTTGCGGGGCAAATCGAAGCAAGTGAATGTATTTTTAGTTACCCTGATTCTGAATGGTACGGTGTTTACCTTTTGGACCCAGATGGAAATAAATATTTTAATGTCAATGAACAACGCGCTGAAATGTACTTCTTTAAACTTGTATTTTCTCCAAACAAAAAGGATGCATATACAAGGGAAGGTACAACCGATATCTCCATGACCGATCTCGCGGGGAAAAGGGCATGTGTGGTCAATGACAACGGGAATTGCGTTTTACCACCCAAAGGCAAAGAACCCAAAGCCGCCACCAAAGAACCCAAAGCTGCCAAAGAACCCAAAGCTCCCAGAGCTGGGAGAGCCGAAGCTGCAGCAGGCCCAAGTGAACCTCCTGCAGCTGTAGCATCGGATGTTCTTGCAAGGTTACAGACACTGTCACTTAACCCAGCTGAACCAGTTGGTAAGGAACAGGTACCTCGTGAATTCTTTGAAAATATGAAAAGCAAAATGCTTATCGTTCAATGGATGGTTGAAAAAATGAAAACAGAGGATCTTGTAGAATGCATTAAACGAGGCTCGTTGTCAGAAGTCGATATTCGTAGAGCAGAAGCGGTAGTTGCTTCAGAATCGGGTGCAGCTTCGGCACCAGAATCTGTTGAAGAAGCCGCGGTTGAAGCTGCCGCAAGTTTACCCGCAGCGGAAGTTAAAAAGATGTTGAAAAGAATCACAAAAGAAGACCTCATCGACCAGCTTAAAGAAAGATACCCCGATCCCGCGAACCGCAAAGAAGGTATCATCGAACTTTGCAGGCGTGCCGGTAAGGTACTAACAATTAAAAATACCAAACGTGGGCCTAAATTATTTGACTCTGACAATGAGCTAGTAGAAGACGAGCAAGCTCTCAATGAGTGTGCTGAATTTGAGGCTAAACGTATTCAGCAACGTCTGATGAGCCGTAGAAGAAGTGTACTACGCGGTGCTGTAAGTGCTATGCGGAAAGGAAAATTCCCTGCTTTTACAGCAGGCCCGGCTCCACCAGAATCCGTTCCACAAACAATTACACCGGAAAAGGTTTCGGTTACACCTGAAATGATAATCATGGAAATAAATGAGATACAGGATCAAGCTGAAAGGAAACAAGCTATCATAAATCTTTGTGCGCCTTTTGGGTACACCACAAAACCAAGTAAACGTGGGATAGTTATACTTGATTCGGATGGAGAACCGGTATTAGATCAAGTTGCTCTTGAAGAATGCGCGGGTCTTAAAGCAGCAACAATAAATTCGGTAAATGGTTTTGGTAGAAAAAGGGTTAGCAAAAAACAATCGGCAGTTCGTAAAAAGTTTAAAGCTGCCGCAAAAAAATGTAAGGGACGTCCGAATTATCGCAGTTGTATGGCTAAAATGCTTTCAAAAGGCGGTAAAGGTGGTAGGAAATCACCAGGTGTTTCCGCTACAAATTTTAAAGTAGGTACAGTTAAACGAGGACTCGATAAAAATCTATGGGTTGTAAGAAAATCAAAGAGTGGTGTAAAAAGATGGATAAAAAAATAATTGATAAATTTAATGGATCTTGTAAAAGAAACAAAAACCATGCCATCATTGGTAAACCCTAAAAATTTTAAACCAAAAAAAATAGTACAAATTGATCCAGTTGAAACATTTAAAAGAAATTCAAATACTTTGAATACTGTTTTACTGGTTGGGTTTATCATTTTTTTTGGTTTATTCTTGTTATATTGTAAATTTTCTAAAAAAGATGAAACAGGGGTCGAAGGTTATTCGGTGGTTTATAATTTAAATGGGTTTTAACGTTTAATTTTTATTTATAAAATAAATTAAATAACTATAATAATGGCTGAAAATCCTGATTATGGAGGTACAAAAATTAATAAGAAACCAAAGGTAAATTTCCAAGCCCAACAACAAATGCAAATGGTTCAGCAACAAAGGCCCCAGGGTCCACCCGGTCAACCCGGTCAACCCGGTCAACCCGGCCCACAACGCCAAATGCCACCCCAGGGACCACCCGGTCAACCCGGACCACCCGGTCAGCCCGGTCCACCCGGTCCCCAGTACGCTCCACCCCAGTACTCACAACCTCCCCATGGACCACCACCTGGACCACCACCTGGGCCCAAGGAAACATTTGGGCCACCACAGGGACAACCTGTTCAGATACCTAGTAGTAGGTCCACAAAGAGTAAATTTGGCGGCTTACCTGGCAATGTTCAACAATCGCTTTTAGTTCTAGTTCTTTTTATTCTACTCAATAGTAAAATTATATGGAGACAAATTATGAAATTACCATTTATGGGATCCACGGAGCCAAGTATGATAGCCCTTATTGTCAATAGTTTACTAGCAGCTATAGTTTATTTTATTATAACGAAATATATTTTAAATTAATTTAAAGGAAAGAAATTTGTAATTGATAAATGGATCAGCAACTTTCCTCTAAAGATGAATTACTTAAAATTAAGTTACTTGAATTCTACGATCAAAATAACTTAAATATTTTACTTCCTATAATAAATCAACAAACTAGGTTGTCATTGAGGTCTTTGGATTGGTTTGTAACAAATTATTGTAAGAAATACAATATTAACTATACCCTCAAAAAACCAAGCGGTGACTCTGTTAGTTATTTTCCATTTAAGAGTTATAAATCGCAATTGAAAGCTTATTCAAAGAAATACTGTGATCCATTTTGTAGACGCACGAGGGTATTTTTTGACTATCGCAATAAAACAATAACTGAATTTAAATCAACTTTAAAGTTCGATCACAAGGAATACATTCTTACGACAATAGGGCAATTAAATTTTTTCAGATTTGCTATTCAAGATGACATAATAAAATACGCTATTGAACATATAGAAGAAATTGAACATGATATGAACAGCACACTGAAGACTCGAGAAAATGAAAAATCAAAAGTAAAAAATGAAGGAACCACCGGGTCTTTTATGGAAGTAAAGAGTATAAAACGAAAGGAGCTATCTGTACCTGGAAATAAGAGTGTACATATAACACGTATCAGTGCTGTGATTAAATTTGTTTGAAAAATTTCTGAAAATAAAATGATATTAAAAAATAAACGTTATATATCAAAGGTGAATAATGACAAAGTTTGATACGCTCCCTCCTTTAAAAAAATGGGTTATAACAAGCAAGTACTTTCTGAAAACATCCGATACTAAAGAAAAGAAAGTTGGTTCAACACATTTTTTATTGGACGGTGGTATTTGGAAGATTCCTTTAGGAGAGTATCAAACTTTTTTACGTCTATTAAGTGCAGATTTACAAAATGGCGAAAAACATTATATATGTGAAAACAGAAGTCCGGTTTTTAAATTTATTTGTGACATTGACCTTTTTGAAGAGTCCGTTGTTACTGTCGATCAAATTTCAAGGATAGTACATGTTATTCAAGAAATTGTAACTGAATATTTTGGTGAAAAGACTGTTATTATTTGTGGAGCTGATTCTAAAACTGTCACAAAGATGCACGGTGAAACCGGTGGTTTTGCTCAAGAAGAAATACACCTTGTGAAATCCGGATTTCACCTCGTTTGGCCCAAAATATGGATTACCGTTGAAAATGCAAAAAAATTGAGAATTCTTTTTATTAAAAAATTGATAGAAACTTTTGGAGAACGTGAAAGTTATAATACATGGGACGATGTAGTTGATCTTGCTGTTTATGAAGACAATGGTTTACGTATGGTAGGTTGTCGTAAAATTGTTCCTTGTAAAAGTTGCAAAAATAAAAAAGAATTTAGAGAAACTTGTCAAAGTTGTGAAGGTGTAGGTAAAATAGATGAAGGCCGTGTTTATACACCTAAAACTGTTATACCAGACAATGAAGACTACCTCAAAACACTTAAATCCGATTACTTTGTTCAGCTTTTAGAAACTAGTATTTATAATTATTCTGATTTACCTGAAACTGAATTGATTGAGGTACTTCCTGAAATAACCAAAAGTTCAAAAAAGTCAAAATCTGTTATCGAGAAACGTGATGAAACTACTACAAAACTTGAAAATTTTATACGTAGGCATTTCAAAGAGTTTTATTCTAAAATACGCATCAAAAAACTTACACAAAATGAAAATAAATATTTTGTTGAACCCGATGATAATTTTTGTATGAATGTAAACAGAAACCATAGTTCTTCCGGAATTTATTTTCAAGTAACCCAAACAGGTATTTGCCAACGTTGTTACTGTAAAAAAGAAACAACCGATGGCAGACTTTATGGACCTTGTACTAATTATGCTTCGAAGGAAATTTCATTAAATAAAACTTTACAAACGTTATTATATGGTAATGTCGGGACCGTTAAAAGAGGTAAATCTAAAAAAATTAATGCATTTAATCTTACTCGTAATTCTAGTACTACTGTTTTAGATCTTGGTTTAAAACCAGATGGTAATAAAATGTTCACAAGTAAAGAAATATGTTTGGAAAATTGCAAAAGTATTTTATTTCAACTCGAAAAGGAACTGACTAATTAACCGAAAAAATTAACTGAAAATTTATTAATTTTACTTAAAAAAATAAATATAGACTTTATTACTTAAATGAGTCAGTACGACGTTCAAGCTGCTATACATCGTCTCCAGGATCTTGGTGTCGATGTATCAACTTTACACCAAGACTATTATAAAATACCTCTAGAAAATATTGATCTACAAAAAACTGAATTGGATCCGCCTACAAAATCCAAAGTTTTGAGTAAACACAATATCATCATTGATTCTAGGCAAAGGGATTATTCAATTTATCCATACCCGAATAGCTATCTTATCAATCTTATGGAACCTTATCGTAGCGTGGAACGTATTGAGCTTATTGCTGCGATGATGCCTAAAACGGAATATAATGTAAATTCCGATAATAATTTATTGCTTGTTACCATAGCGGGTGTTAAACAAGCACTGTATCTTACACCCGGGCAATACCTTATTGGTTCCAATTCAGTTAGTAATATCAATTACACGGCAAATGGGGATGTACCTGTTTCTGGGCTTATTTCAGAACTCGTTACGGTACTTAATACTCACGTTAATTCCGCAAACGGCTTTAATGTATTTTTGGCTACAGTTCCCGGAGTGAACGGTGGTACTGGAATAAATGCGAGTGTTTTAAATAGATTGATTATTACGAACACCACAGTTAACTTTAGTATTGATTTTACAAATACAAATTATTCATCGGGTAGTCCATATAATTTATTGGGGTTTTTAAACCAAATTTACACTTCCAATTTGAATAACATTTATTATGGTTCAGACGATCTCGGGACATGTTCGCCAAGTGATTTACAGTCAGGTACTACTCATACTGTTAGTATTCCAAGTATAGTAAGTTTATATGATTACAATTTGATGGATGACCCGAAGTATATTGTTATGGATCTTGAATTTGGTAATAAATCGGCTGATCGTATAGAATCAATAGATGTCTCTAGTAATCAGAAGTTTGCAGTTATAATTTACGATGCAAATGACCCTGATAATATAGAAACTTATAATGTCAATGCTACGAATGTACAGATTACCACGGCAAGAAAACCAGGTAGGCTCAAAGCATTAAAGGGAAGTGACTTCGATAAAAAAATTATAACATTTGACCCACCCATTACAGTCGAAAATTTCAAAATATCGTTTTATAAATACGATAACACACTTTACGATTTCCATAACCGCGAACACCTTTTGACATTTGAAGTTGATGTAGCCGATTACGATCCAAAATACCGTTATTAAAGTAATTTAAACAAATAAAAAAAAGTAAACTTAAAATGGAACGTCTTGCGATGTGTTCAAAGATCCTTATAGACAACGAATATCTTCAGTTGAAAAAAGAAGTTCGTGAATTAATGGGACCTGTGATTATCAGTAAATCGTTGAGTGAGTACGATTTCACAAAAAATAGTTTTTACGATTCTGTAAAAAAAGTTATTTACACCGGTGTGGGTTCTACAGATGAATACTATTTACGATACTGGGGTATTACAAATAATAATTTATACGAAATATGTAAAAGAATAAATGATTTGCTTTTTGGGATTACTAAATTCCGCAAGTGGTCTGAAAATATAGCTTTTGAGAGTGTATACGTCCTCATACAAGGATTGTTTCATTCGCTAATCGACGTTTGGGAAATCATATACGAATTTAGTAGTCGTGATGGAATTTCGAAAATGATATACCAGCATGTTTACTGGTACTTCGAAAATAGCATTTTTTCAAAGATATTTCAGTTTGAATGTTCTAGGTGTAAAAAGACTGTTGATTTTATTGATGGTTCAAACATGTGTTATGAGTGTTCTTAATTTTTTTACAAAAAATAAATTACTTAACAAATTCAACATTTGTTTAATTAAAAATGAATGTTGAATTCTGTAACTCGAATGCTTTCAAAGTTGATTCACCCGCACTTAAAGAGAAAGTTATGTTAGAATGCGATTTACTCTTTGGTACTACTTTAAAACGCGGTCATTTTCCAGGTCCACAGCCAGTTACCATAGAGAAAAAAGATTTACCGCTTTTAAAATCAGAAGAATACATGGTTTGTGAAAAAAGTGATGGTGAACGTGCTATTTTATTACTGATAAATCTTAATAAAAAACCAATGTGCTTTATAATAAATAGAAATAATGATTTTTATTTTATTGACCTTTCATTTAAAAAAGAAGTTTTTGAGGGTACCGTTATGGATGGTGAGCTTATAAAAACAAAAAATGGTAAATGGAATTATCTTATTCATGATTGTATGATTTACAATGGTACTGATTATACTCACAAGAATCACCGTTTAAGATACTCCGCTATTATAGATCTTATAGTTAAAAGGTATCAAAATAAAGAAAAAGATCCTATAAATATAAAAACAAAGTTATTTTACAAGGTTGGTCCTGGTTTGGGGGAGACATGGAAACACATTGTAGAAACGACCGAAAATAAAATAGATGGTCTTATATTTACTCCTGTAAATGGAATTATTAAATTTGGACGTGATTATACTTTGTTAAAGTGGAAAGAAGAGCACACTTTAGATCTTCTTGTTTCGTTTAAAGGTAAAAAAATGACTTTTAAGTATGTCAAGGGCCACGAATACCATCATTTTAAGACATACAATTCGACCAACGAAAATTATAAAAAAGTTATAAATTTCATAAAAGAAAAACAAATAACCTCGGACGAGCCGATTATAGAGTTTAAAGTAATCTCTGAAGATTCCTTTATACCTTATAGATTTCGTTCAGATAAAAATATGCCAAACGGCGAAATTACTATTAAAAATACTTTTAAAAACATTGAAGAATCAATTACCATTCAAAACATCGTTGATTCAATATGCGCAGCGAACACGGCGCTTACGGCGGCTGGAACCGACACCACTGGCGCGCTTCCTGGTGGAACCCATGGAGGTCCTCCTACGGGAGTCAGCTGCACCCATACCATTGGCACGCTTCTTCCTCCGGCGAGCTCCAAGGGCGCTAACACGCTTCTTGGTAGAACCAAGGGAACTCGCACGAACCTTGCGACGGCGAACACGGCGACCAAACATGTTAGCATATGATGCAAGCTGGCTACTTGAAGCAGCACCACCGATCCCAGAGCTGCTGTAAGCAGGGAGACTTAAGTTCGCTTCAGCCTGTGCCTGCCCCATGTTCATGCTTGTACAGGGGCTCGGGAAAAGACCTGTGCTTGTAGCACCAAGAACACCACCCATACCACTCGGGCAGAATTCATAGCCCATATTCATTCCAAGCGGGGGGTTACCTCCATTTCCAAAACGGCTTCGGCGCATGCCGGCGCAATGTCTCTTGTAAAAGGAACGGAACGCCTTCATCGCACCAGCACGTGAGACCTTGCGGCCCACAGCGCGGCGTTTACCGAATGAGGGTGACTGCTTAACAAAAGGCATTGTACCAAATACGGGTTTCTTCATCATGTCGTGATTGCCGAAACATGATTTCTTGGTCATCATGTCTTCTCCGAACATGCTGCTGCGGACCCGGCGGTGGACCCGGCGCTTACGGTGGACCGTTTTGCGGGTCTTGCGACCGTGTGACTTTTTAGCTGCAAGTGCTTTCTTGAGGCAGGCCTTGGCGAGGACCTTTACGGGCTTGTACACCCTCTTACCACCAACCTTCCTGGTTGTTTTAACGCGGTATTTCTTGCAGATTTTAAGAAGCCTCGCGGGGGGCTTCTTGTGGTGGGCCTTGCGACTCGTTTTGCGGGTTGTTTTGCGACGACGTTTTCCGAATCCAAATAGTGAGAGCATTTTATTTATAATATAACACTAGAAATTATTTTAGACAAAATTAAATTAATTAATTTAATTCGTAAGAATTATTTTGTAAAAAAAGTGAACGAGCTAAATGATAATCAAACGAATCGGGTATTACCCATTTTATTTGGTTTTCGATAAAATTTTCAATGGTGCGATACTCCTTTATTATTTTTAATGCAGTAGCCGGACCAACCTTCGGTACCTTGGAGGTATAGTCACATCCACAAAGAATACAAAAGTCTACAAATTCATAATAATTGATCTCTAGAGAATTCAAAATTGTTTCGAGAATAATTATTTCAAACTGGTTTTTTGTTTGAAAAATAACATTTGTGCCACCAAATGTCAACGAATCGGTGTCTTCGGTAAGAATATATTCAACTACGCCTTTCTTTTGTAAAAATGCACAGAATTCTTCAGCTTCACCGTAACTTTCAAAAAAAGGTATCCCTAAATCTTTTAACAAATTCATAACTTCAACCGAATGATGTTTATGGACATAAAGTAAATTTTTTTTTATTTTTAGAATCTCTGTGTGTATCTTTTTTGCTGTTGCCACATTTTCGTGAGCCGGTTCAGTGTCCGAGTCAGAATCATTTATAAATTCGTTAAAATTTGGCTGTACACCAAGTTCATTAAATTCCTTCGTAAGACTTTCTAAACGATCCTTCATTTTATTTCTAGTTTCTTTTCTTTGATTGAGAACTTCCTTTTTGGCATCCGGTGGTTTGCCGTCGAAAACAAAAACTGGGTGTATACCTATCCTTTTAAATTCTTCTATTTTTTGTTTAAATCCACGTATATGAAAATCATCAGTGCTGTACGTATACCTGAATTTATATAATAAAATACTCGAATCTATCGCAACTGTTTTACCTTGAAGTGAATCAAAATAAAAAGGTTTAAATGCATTCGGGCATTCTTTACGTAAAAGTTTTTTTAGACCGCTAATTCCCATTTAATATTTATTTTATTCATTTTTTTAAATAAGTTTAGTAGTCTTCAACGAATCCCACAAAATTTGATTTAGGTGGTTTAAGCTCAAGGGTCACACCGCCCCTGGCGGTAGTTTTACGTACACGGTACTTCGGGTGTGTGGTGATCCCTTCTGCACGGTACTTAAGTATGGAGTCCCAAAAGTCTTTCATTCTGGGCATTTCCCTCGCAAACCATTCACGGTCGCGCTTAACTTCAACTACGTTAATTTGAAAAGAATCGTCACTATTACCTGGAACAAATTCTATAAAATGTGCGAGTTCGAGATCACATATTTCCAGATTTAAAAGAACCTGTGAAAGGTAGTGGTGTGGAACTTCACCCATAACAATTTTTCTTTTTAATGGACACTTCACTTCCAGGAGAACACCGTCCGTAGTAATTCCATCTGGAGAACCACCCAACCAGTTATATTTCTTATGAATCAGTAAACCAAATGAAAGAACCTTTTTATTGTAAAGTTCAGAATACTTCTCGATAGCGATGTCTTCATAGTGTTGTCCCCACCGTGTTGCTTCATTTCCCATAAAAGGCTTGGGGTTGCCATCACATTTATCTACTAAAAGAGCCCATGGTGTTTTGTAACTATTTTCCCCTAAAACAGTTGGTATGTCACTCGCCGTTATCGCATTATTGCGCTGGGAATACCATTCCGGGCTACGTTGGGCATACTGGGGTAATTTAAGTAATTCTTTAACACGGGGGTCTACCGGGTACTCCAGGTACTCCGGGTCTACCGGGTCTACCGGGTCTACCGGGTCCGCTGGTTCTACCGGGTCCGCTGGTTCTACCGGGTCCATCTAATTTAGTTATTCTTAATTTGTTTCTTTAAGTAAACAATATCGTTACTTACACGTTTTTTCCCAAACCCAGCTGAATAAAACCCTCCGTTGGCAACGGTAAGTGGGCTTACCATATTTACAGGTGGTCTAGAGTTAAGACCCAGTTGGTAGGTTAGCGGGGAATCTCCAAATTCCGCGACTTTGTCCATACCTGCAACTTGTTGTGGCGAATACCCCCACGCTCCCGAAACTATTCCTGTTGGCATTTAATGTTTAACATTATTTTTTTTAATGATCAAAATTGAAATTAAAAGTAAAATAAAAATTATGTAAAACTCTTTATTACATAAAATATTATTCAACAAAGCTGAATCCCAACTATGCCATGAACTACCCGGTATCGGAGTTATGTAAAACTCGAGATTGCTTTTACATTTGTTAATATTGCATACATTGCATGGAGTCTGTATAAATGTTAATTCTTCTATATAATTTTTATTTTTACGTGCGACTCCATTAACCATCAACGGGCCAGTGGAATTCATAATTTCAAAATGCTTTGTAATTTTTTTATACCATGGTAATTTTTTTTGCATTTCGGCTATACACAACAACCAGAATTCACTCCTGGGTTTACTCATTAAAAACGAATTCGTAAAAATACCGGGTGTATTGTTAGACATTATTAACCCAACTTCTTTATTTAAGATAATTGAATCAAATGGTTTATTGCATATATAATCGAGATCAAGGTAAATTCCTCCATATAAATATAAAACACAATATCTTATTGCATCGGCTCTTTGTATTGGGTATTTAAATGAAATAAAGGTTTGGTAAAAATCAGGGAAGTTCTCCCTTACAATAACCAGGTTGTCGTCGTCAGTTAATAATTTATAGTTCCAATTAGGGTTCATTGATATAACACTTTTTTGAGCTTCGGACCAAATTTCGGGCACCGTGCTTGTTTTCCAAGTCTGGAAAATATTCATTTAATAATACCTTTTATTTTATTTTTTTTGGAGTTTTCCATGTATCAGAATACAATGCTACGAAATAATCATCCCCGGGAACATTGAACGTGGTTCCTAAAAATTCCACTTTTCTCATACCACCAAGGTGTTCTAAAATAATATTGCAATCGGTACTGTAATTATTATTTTTTGTGTATCCAGCAATACATTGGCCATCTTTTTTAACGACATCTATATCTATTTTTTCTCCATTTCTATGGATTGTTATAAAATTACCATCATGTGTAAGACCTCCTACCTCAAACCCATTTGCTTTTAGTTCGGGAAGAACATTATCGAGAAAATTTGAATAATGTTCATACATAAATGAAATATCGGTATCGTCATCCCATGGTATAAATGATTGGTCTCTTACAACTCCTAATGCAGTTCCTTCAGAAAGCCAGTAAGGTATTTGTGCTTTATTCATTAAAACATTGAAAAATAACAAGTTTTCTTTAGCTATTTCTTGATTTAAAGGCTTGTTAAACGGAGTATGGCTAACTTTTATCACATTGTTTACTATAATATTAAACCCGGAATGGAATAAACGACTGTCAAATGTTCCTATTGGCAATTCGCTAAATAACAGCACTAAAAATATAAGCAAAGTCCCAATCCTACGTGTAATTAAACTATAAATGATTCCAAATAGTATTAAATAAACGATAATATTCATTTAATATACCACATATTTTTAATCTTCATTTATTTTAGGAGCCAAACAAAATTGCAATTTACCCAAATTGGCGACATTGTATTCAATAACTAACGGGTATTCCTTTTTAAGAAAAATTTCGACAGTACTGCATAAATTTGTACTTTTGGTAAAACTATTGAGGTACTTTAAATCGAATGTTTCCGAAACATTCTGGTTCTTTTTTGAAAAAATAAGTCCATTCTGGGCCTCACCTATAATAATTTTTTGTGATGCAAAGTCACCAATACTTTCGAGTATAAATTTAGATTCAGTACTTGTAATACTTACTTGGTTACTAATCACCGAAAGATCACGACAATATTTCTGAAGATCAACTGAAGGCATACTGATAACCGAGTCATACTGTATGTCAGGAATATCAAGTTTTTCTTCTGAAATATCAAGCATTTTAAGATAACTTTCAGTTATTGTATTCTTTTCCTTATTTTCTATCCTTATTCCTAACTCATTTGCAGAATTTGGCCTAATAAAAAGTGTAAGTACATCGTTGTTTCCCACAGTCTTTAAAAGTTTGAAAAAATAAATCATATTAATTCCACATATATACTTTGTACTGCAATGGTATTCTTCGAAATTGTCTTTCATAAGTCTCACGTAGACCAATGCAACCCTTGCATTATCCATGGTCATTATTTTGAGACCGTTAGAGTCAAAATAAAGATTGACATCTGTAAGTACCTCTTTTAAAGATTCCACAAGGATCTTTATACTTTGGGACTGTACAGTCCTGATGTAAAGTAGATAATTCTCCATAATTAAAAGAAGCACTTTAATTGTTTAAATAATTTTATCGGTAATACAATATTTTTGAATTGACGAATTACTTGTAATAAGCAATTCCACATTTAATAAATTCACATTTATGTTGTCATAATTGAGTAACAAAGTTTCCAATGTCAGACTTTTATTATTTAGAAACATTTTAAAATATTTTGTGATATATTCAATCTTCGAATTAACTGTTACAGTTGCACAAATCATATTTTTAAATTTATAGTCTTGGTTAATAAGTTCAAACGATGATCTAGAAATAGTGTCATCGCCGGAGTAAACATTTATAAACTTTTGAGAATTGTCGATGTAAGTGAAATAAAGGTAAACATCACCGAACTTACTTAACGAATTATAACCATATGTTTCTTTGTAAGCAAGATCACAAATATCTGGTATTTTTAAATCGAGGTATTCGAAATGATTATTGCAATACATCAATAACTGGTCCGATAATTGCATCTTAAATATACCTTTTTCTTGAAAATATCTTTTATCAGATTTGGTAAGGTGTTCTGTGTTTTTTATTTTGACAATTAACTCTATATTTATTATTTTATATCCGGGTAGTTCTTTTTTCTTTACCTTTCTTATGGAATGAAATGTTTTTATTCCATTGCTAATGATACCCAAACCAAATTTTAAAAAGTGTGTCTTTAAAATACATCCAAGAATAAACCCCGTACAAAATTGTTTCATTTTATTTAATAATCAAATTATTTTTATACCAATTTACCAATTTACCAATTTAAAGCCAAAAATTCTCAAAACGAACAACACACCATATATCTTTATTAATTCATCAAGAAGAAAACCATACCGGGATGTTCGTTTGTCAAATTTAAATTTTAATAAAGTAGAGCCTAGAATAAACCCCTTAAAAAATAATTTCATTTTTATTTAATAATGAAATTATTTTTATATCCATTTAAAGACTCCAAATTGTAATAAAGTAAATGGAAGTTATCAAAAAGAAACGTGGGAGAAAACCCAAAAACTTCCAAAATGATCATGAGTCCGTACAGGCACCGGAACTCATCGAGAAGAAAAAGCGTGGACGTAAGAAGAAATACGAAATTGAAAATTTTGAAAAAATTCTAAATAGAAATGAAGTAAACAATTTCGACCACAAAGTTGCGTACTCTGACGATGAAAACGTTGAAACTGAAGAAAATTGTGTAAAAAAGATATCATTCGGAAATCTTGATATAACTGTCTCAAAAAAAGTTAGTGCTCCAGTAGAGACATATAAAAACTTTATAAATAAAGAACACATTATAAATGAAAATGAATGGGAATCAGATGAAGAAAAGGAAATACCTATTGAAAATATTCTAAAAGAAAATTTTGAAAAGCATTATAAACAAAATAAAAAGTACACACCCGGTAATGTATCGGAAAATACAACCAAAAACGAAGAATCTTTAAAAAGAATGCGTGTAGTAACAACAATTAAAAACATACATTCCGATTTAGACCAAGAATGGCCTGAAAAAACAGATATTTCTTGTTGGTGGTGCTGTCATCAATTTACATGTTGTCCTTGCACAATGCCGACAAAATATGATCCACTTCGGAAAAGATTTGAGTTTTCAGGAATTTTTTGTTCGTGGAATTGTGCGAAAGCCTATAGCCTAGGGATAAATGATCATTCTAGGTTTAACAGAACCCCTCTTATTACCCTTCTTGTTCAACAAATGTATGGAACAGTGGAAGCGGTTAGTATTAAACCATCGCCACCAAGACAATGTTTAAAAATGTTTGGTGGTTATATGACAATCGAACAATTTAGGAATAATTCAAGTAGTGTCGATTCGTACACCTTAAATTTAATACGCCGTAATTTTATTTACCCAGAAGTAACCGAAATAAGCAATGTAAAAATCAAAACACATGCTAAAAATTTAAGACTATCGAGAAACTGTTAGTTCTCAAAAAATAAACCAAAAAATATATACATCATAAATGCCACTAAAATAAATATAACCATGTTCTTTGTTGTATCACAAACAGCACCCGCTCCAAATGTTTCCTTGGGTCCGGTTGGTCCAGTTGGTCCGGTTGGTCCGGTTGGTTGGTAGCTCGTTCCACTTAAAATTAACTCCGGATATTTACTTGAAATATATTGTGATACTATATCGGCAAACCTAGGACTTTGAATGAGTTTGTCTATAAGTGTATCTAGGTCGGTGTTATTGCTGGGGGTAGTAAATGTTGCTTGTGTTGTATCGGGTGGTCCAACTCGTGTATAATTCTGTTTAAGAACTGGTTCAGGTGGTGGTGATTGGTTGTTTTTAGCTTGGGTACCCGAGGTTCCAAATCCGGAAGTCTCTAAAACCAAAGACTTCAATTTTGATATTTCTTCTTGAGTGTCTTTAATTTGTTGGGACCCTAAAATAAATGCATCGTTTAAAGAAGCAAAATTAAGTTTACTCATTATTTAAATTTATCATTATTTTTTTTCGTTAAGAAATGTTTAATTCCAATCCTCCATTTTTCTTGTTTTTGGTTACTTTTTTGGAATTAAAGGTTTTTGTATAAGCACTTGATAAACTAGAATCACTTGACGAGGCTATCGAAAAGCGATCGTCTTCATCAATTGGATTTTCTTCGTAGTAATTTCGCATGTCATTCATTTGTGTATTTTGATAAAAAGTCGGTAAAGGTGGTTTGGGCATTGCGTTCACCTGATTCGGGTGGTTGGTTGCCAATGGAGTACCGTTAAATAAACCCGGATCCATACTTGGCCCCCTCATTTCTTTACGGGCACCACGTGTTTCCATCGGAGGCGGTGGAGCTCCACTTGGAACACTTTGTGGTTGTTGACCCGCATTTCTGAAGTTTGGTGGTTTTGCGGCTTCTTTCATTCCTTGGTTTAGTGCACTCATCATACCCGATAAAAAGTTTGGATTGTTTTGTGCTACCGGGTTCATCATCGGTCCTTTAAGTAAACTATTTGTCAAATGAAACATAAATGCACTTCCCCCAAGTGTAAGAAGTAACTCAATTTCAGGTGCCATTTCAGCCTTTGAACTGTATTTTTCAAGGAGTCTTTCAAATATATTGTCGTAGTCGTCAACTGATTCCATAACGTTTTCTGACCAACCATCGAGTTTAAGGTTAAATGGGTCGAACCGCCTATTGAGAAATTCTAAACCTGTCACACATGCCATAAGGGCCCTACGTGCCATTTTTATTCCAGCTTGGGAGTCAATAAATTTTTTGACTTTTGTGTATTCAAATTCCATTTCTTCATAACTCGATGTCATGTTGAACTTCTTGGAAAATTCAAATCCCTTTTTCTCCAGTGCTTGGATTTTGATAAGAAGGTCTTGTTTAAGTTTTTGTTTCTCTTCCCAACTCTGTTTTTCATCCATTTCGGGTTGGTCGGAACCTGAATCTTCGGATCCATATTCAGAACCCGATATATCGGAATACTCTGATTCGGCGTCATTGAATTGTTGGTTTTTACTGATTTTTTTGGGGTTAGAAAATTCGGAGTAATCACGGCGGTCCTCACGCATTTTCGGTGCAATTTTGCGAAGTATTTTTTTGGTTTTTTTGGTACGTGTGGGTTGTTGGTAACTTTCTTCAGAAATTTCACTTAATTCGGATTCTGAATAACTACCTTCAGATGATACACTTGGTTCCTTTTGACGTATAACTTTTATTCCATTACCAACGGGTTCGATTTCTTTTATATTAACCTGCCTTCTCCTAGAATCATCGAGTTCTACCTTAATAAAATTATTTTCTGAACCCTGTACCATTTGTATTATTATACTTACTTACTTTTTTATATGTTATTTAACGCAAATGAGTAATTTACTTATAAATTTATATTCCATAAGATAAATGAATCATTGGAACAATTCGTGGAATTATAAAAAGGTGAGTAGAGGAGGTGTGAGATATTCAGCCGGTGTTTTACCTTATACTTTTGATCAAGATGGCAAATGTTTTTTTCTTTTGGGCAAGGACAATGATAACGATTGGTCTGATTTCGGGGGTAGATGTGAGTTTAAGGACCGAAATGATGAAAAAAATACAGCGACTCGAGAATTTTATGAAGAAACACTTGGGTCTGTATTGACTATTGGTGAATGTATGGAAAAAATTAATTCAGGTTCCACAAAAATAATTTCAAAAACTTTAAATGGAAGCCCATATTACATGTATTTAATTTACATTGAATACACCAATTATTCTGATTCATTTAATAAAACAGCAAACTTTATGAAATACCATTATTTACATGATGCTCGTGCTGTAAGCAAGGTTATTGAAAAAACCGTTATTAGATGGGTAAGTATGGATACAATTTTAAATTGTATTGAAAACAACGACTTTGTTAATAACCCCATTACACTTCGTGGAGTTTTTTATAAAACTATACTTAATGCCAAAGAACAACTTATGTTTTTAAACAAACCTTGATCCACTTTTTGAGTGCTAGGTCCCCAAATAAAGCATCTAAATTTGATGAATCCATGGGAAATGTAAAACCGTATTTACTATTCACTTTATTTTGAAGCTCTGTGGGTGCTTCGTTGATGTAGTCAAGAGTCACTGGAATGGTTTGATTTTGTAGGTATTCAAGTATACTCCTTTTAATTTCTATTTTTGTAATTTTTATTTCAGGCTCGGCCCGCGTTCCTGGTACCGACCCCGGTCCGGTCCCCGGTCCATGCCCGGTATTAAGTTTCTTAAAAATACAATATGTAACGGCTTGAAGATAACAATCTGACAGATCGTCTTTCTTTTTACTTGATTCAAATAATTTTTTAAATTCCATGGATTCATTAAATTCATTTAACTTTAACCTTGCAATAAGTACACCCTTCTTTTTGGTTTGGGTATATTTACTACCACCTGTTACACTCAATTCAGGTCCAGTGTAACACTTTAGTTTGTGTTTGGGACTAAAAAATTCAACTGTTTTAAGTGTGCCTTCGGGTAAATCAACAACACCTCTTATAAAAAAATATGTCTGCAAACAACCTGCAATAATTCTCATTTTAGGATTAAACGAAGGTTGTTTTTCAATAAGTACAGTTTCAACATTAAGTAATTGGCGTTTATCGAGTTCTTTGATAAGATTGATATATAACTTCGAATAATTCGTAGAATCAGGTAACGTTATTACTTCCCAGCTTACCAACTTACATGTTTCAGAATCAAAAATACAATAGGCAAGGTTAATTATACCCACGTCAAAAGAAAGTATTTTCATTTTAATGTTTAATTCAACAATTTTTTAAATTTGTTTTGCAGTGATTCTTTTTCATTAAGTATTTTTTGAACTTGAACATTTAATTGGTCGTCTATGGAAAGATCTTTTTCCGATCCCATTTTTTTGGGATTTGCTAAAAAATTAAACCTAGCATCAACTTGTTTTACTTTACGTGTTATATTTTTTAATTTACGTTCTTCATGTGACAATATAAATGAATCTGTTTTTACTTTTTGCTGAACAAGTTTTTCATTCCAGTTTATATCGATTTGGCCATTTGGATAAGCCGTTACTATATACCCTTCTGAATCAAGAATCTTAAAAATTTCCTTTATAATGTATTCACGGTCGTACAAGGGAACGTTGTCTACCAACGGCGGTATTGTGTACGTACATGTTTCTTTCTTAAGTTTTGCATGGTACATTATCTTTTTGTGAATATTTTCAACAATTTTTATTATAGCATCTTTAACACGTTTTGTACGTTCTTTCGAAATATTTAAAACTTCCTGAACATTCATTTATTTAATTCAATTATTTTTAACTTGGTCTTTAAACCTAAATTCTTTTCCAAGCGTACCACATTTTGATTCGAATAATCTTGCAAACATTGTTGAAGTCTTAAATTTTGAGCAATAATTACCAAAAATGCCATGTTTTTGTACAAAAAATACACAATCTTTGCACACCGGAGCCATTCCGTAAAAAGTCTGTACTTCTCTCGCAAGTAACAGAGCATTCATAATTAAATATAAATTATTAATTATTAAAAATAATAACGAATTAAAATATCGGGATAATTAAATGGAATCTAAAAAGGATTCCAGCTTTAGCCAGAGTGCACAAGATCAATTTGTTCTAAAAGTACTTGATTACAAACCGAACGGTTATTTCCTTGAAATTGGAAGCAACCACCCCATAAATATTAATAATTCCTATCTTTTGGAAAAAGAATACAAATGGAATGGATTAATGGTAGAATATGATCGTTCATTCGAAGAGCTCTATAAAACCTACCGAACAAGTAAGTACGTAATTAAAGATGCACGTCAGGTAAATTACATTGAATTAATGGCTGACTTTCCCAAAAACATGGATTATCTCCAAATAGACCTTGAAGTAACAAATGGCTCTACCATAGAAACACTAGAAGTTCTTGATAAAACTATTTTCCCTGAATACACTTTCAGTGTGGTAACCTTTGAACACGATATTTACGTCGGTGATCACTTCGATACACGTAATAGGTCTCGTGAAATATTTGAAAAGAATGGATACACTTTATTTTATTCAAATGTTAAAAATAAAAATTGTGAATACGAAGATTGGTATATACATTCAAGCTTGAATAAAACTTTCCCAAAGGGTGATTCCATGGATTACTCTGAAGTAATTAAACTTATGGGATAACGTTTTCTAGTTTACCATACGTATTGATGTGAAAAAGCCTCGGGTCTGATTTATTAGGTAATTTAATGGAATATCCTGAATAAGGTCCATTTATATCGATCTCGTTATCACCAACAGACATTACAGTTGTAAGGTGGTAGTGATCAAGGTACATTTTTTTGGCATCGGATTTAAATAAATGATGGTCGTCTTGGGGGGACATTCGAAGATAAAGATAATCGTAACGTATTTTATTTTTAGAAAGGTCCTTTTTGGTTTGAGCCAATGATCTTGAATCACGTGCTGTAATTATAAGTACAATAAATCCATTTCGTATACAATAATTTAATAATTTGATCATGCTTTTTATCGGTGTAAGGGAATAGTCATCATTTACATAAAGAAGTGTGTCGTCTATATCAAACATTACTGTTGGGTTACGTATCTCCAAATTTTTTATTATTTCTAAATAATGTACACCAAGTTCATAAGCGGTGTCATACAGCACATTTTGTTTCATGTTACTAAAATAATTTATTCTTATTCCGGAAATTATTAAAATTAAAATTAAAATCGCAATCACCGATTTCATTTTTACTTACTTTCTTTATTTTTTTATAAACTGAATTACCATGGTAAACATGTCTTGCTACATTACCGTTATGATAGGTTGAGGAATGCTCTACCCGAGTGTCGATATCAGAATTTGACGTTCCAAGGTATACTTCTGTATAAGCATCATGTGATAAGCCGTTTCACTAGTAGAGCAATTAAATTTAATTAAATTTAATTTAATTTATTGGTATAATATACCGCAATGGAACAAGTTGACGCTAGAAAGGTTCTTGCCAAGGCATTTGAATTATTTGAACTCTACCCACAGGTCGGCATGGAGGATCTTCCATCTATGGAGGTGTCGACTGGTTACGGGGAGCGTGGGGGTATGGGAATTATACATTTTGTTGATCAGCTTGTTGATAATATTTATCTTATAACTAGAAACCACCTCGGTACTAGTAAATACCTTGTAACACGGGAACAAGGTCCTTATAATCAACGGGACTATATAAACAACGTTAAGGATTTTTTAAAACTTATCAAAGATAGTCCAATAACTAATATATCTTTTAATATAGATGAAGATAGAACTGGATTTAATTTATTTTATTGTGGAGGTGAGGATTGCCCAGAAATACAACAATGGGCTGCTAAAACTATACAACGAAAATTTCGTAAGAGTGAAGGTTATATCAAATGGGACGAAAATCCATATACTAAATATCGCCGTGGAGATTTTTACAAGGACCCTATAACTGGTCAACCAATTAGCGACAAAGAACGAGCAGCTGTCGATAAAATGGCTAGTAATCTTATTGAAAAACGTCAATGGAAAACATATTTTGGAAAAAGTAATACAATTGGCAAAGATATAAAGTATCTAAAGAGCCTTTAATTCAAACTTAAATCGCAATCACCAATTTCATTTTTACTTACTTTCTTTATTTTTTTCATCAAAGTATTTATCATCTGGACTATTAATTTCGATATTCCATATTTCTTTAATAAGGGAAATTTGTTCATTAGGTATGGCTACAAGGTCAGATGTCCACGATGATCTGATTAGAATATCTTTTTCTGTATAACCTATTACCAAGACAATTTCTGTAACGATTTCATTAAATTCGACATTAAAAAGTATTTTTGAAAGCACAGAATCAATAATTAAACCAGCCACCAATACATTACCTAGGGAAACAAGTGAACGTATTACCTTAAGCTTGGGTGAATAACATTTTGGACTTACCACAATGTCCTTTAGTACATTCTGGCGATCTGAACTCCAGAGTCCATATTTAATTACTTTTTTGAAAATGTCTTCGAGTGTAATACCCTTAATTTCCAATTTCAATTGCTTACCTACCTTCAATGAATAACCTTGGTTATTGGTGTTATTGTAAAAAACAGAATAAATCAGGTCAAGGTGTGTATTACCAAATATGTTTATACCTGTTACTAAATTTGTTTCAGACGCCAAATTTGGAATGCATTTAAATTTGGAATGCTTCGTGTAAGAAATAGTATAATTTTTACCCGAAGGTAATGTAAGATTATTTCCCATTAAAAGGTATACCATTTTATTTTATTTTTTAATAATGATTCAAACGTAGCTCATTAATTTCGGCCTTGTTGGTGGTTTTTTGGGTTTTGTAACAATGACTTCCTTTATTTTAACCATCCATTCTTTATTATCGTGTGTATTATTTACGAGTTTATTTAAAAGTTTATTTTGTTCTATTATATCACACCATGTAAATTTAGAACACCACAGTGTAAGTGGGGTTGAATCTGGATAGCAACCAAGTATACGAAGACTTTGTAATATATTTTCTCCATGCGCGTTTTGCGATGGTATAAAGTATTGATCGGTAAGATGTACTGAATAATCACTGGACACAAAACTTATTCCACGCGATGCTAGGTGTCCAGAAATTATTGAAATATGACTTTGGTTTTTTAACAATTGAAGTACTTCTGAAATACTGTGGTTTTTAAATAAACTTGTTTTCTGATTACATCTTACTGTTATACCGTCTCCATTGTATACAACAAGTGTTAAGTCCGGGTAATCATTTGAAAGTTCTTCAAATATGGAATACTGTTTTTTTTTTAATTTTGTAACTGTGTGTAAAAGTACAGCGTGATCTTTTTGTAAAATTGAATCATAAATAACTTTAGAATCTGTAATATAGTTCACCTTTAAACTTTCAATACCCCTGTACTTTTTACCTGGTTTCAATTTTTTAAATTTAGTAATACTTCGTTCATTTAAAAATAGTGCAAACGGCGTAGCCGTAGCACCTAAAATATGGTTTGCACTAGTTTTAAGATCTTCCATAAGCATGTCAGTTGAAGTAACGAAATCCTTTGTTTTAATTGAAAAATCGACTTCATCTATGCAAAGATTGTAATCACCTTGGTAAATTTTAAGTACCTTTTTAATTTTTAAAAGCTGGTTAGTATTACAAAGTAAAATAATGATACCGGTTGAGTTCAAAAATTCTACAGCTTCTTCAATTGAACTAATTTCATTCAGTAATTTAACGGGTAATTTAACGGGTAAAATTTCAAAACGACTAAATAATTGTGTTTGATCGGCTGTTACATTTCTGACAATAAATAAAACACTTGTTTTATAATGGTTTACACTCGAAAAACAATAATTTATTTCTTCATTTGTTTTACCAGATTGAACATGTCCGACAAGTGCGAGATACTTGGATTTGTTTATTTCAAAGTCCATGGAAAAAAGTTGTCAAAAGAATAAAAGTAAAAGTAAATGATAAGGAATATAGTATTCGCTGGTGGAGGCTTTAAAGGTTGGGCATATATAGGAACGCTTAAAGCGCTCAAAGAATACATCTCGTTTGAAAATATAGAACAAGTGGTTGGTGTGTCAATTGGGTCTGTATTTGGAATATTGTATATACTTCAAATGGATCCAGATTTTTTGTTGGACTTCATAATGAATTTAAATTTTAAGGAACTTGTTGATATAGATATAGATTCCATACTTATAAACCAATCACTTCTACAAGGACATACGTTTACAGGGATATTAAGGGAATTATTGTCTTTTAAAATAGACCCAGATATAACATTCAAAGAATTAAAAAGATACACAAAAATACTTTTTACCGTAAATGCATTAAATATTTCAGATTCAAAATTAGAATACTTCAATTCAGAATTAACACCTGATGTTAAAGTTATAGATGCAGTACGAGCTAGTTGCAGCTTGCCTTTTTTATTCCCAAGTTATTGTATAAATGGAAAGTATTATTTCGATGGTGGTATTATTAATAATTGCCCTGTAGACACCCTTGATGAGTTAAGTACAATAGCATTTGATGTATCTCATGACTCTCCGTCAACTTCCTTTAAACTTTATGATTTTTTTAATTCCATGATTACCATTGCGAATAAACTTCATGCAGTAAAAAATCAGGAAAACGTTTACAAAATTTTAGATCCGAGATTTAAAAATGAATTGGTAAATTTAAATCAATCAAAAGATGATATTTTCAATATTTATATGAATGGGTATATAAATAGCAAAAATATTATTTTTAATAATTATATAGCTCTCCCCGGTGTGATAACTAAAGTTATTTAAGTAATTTTTTTATTGAGAAACTTTGAAAGAAAATTCGTACTAGCTAATTTATTGGTAATTTTTTCAACTTCATTTTCAGGACTTGGATTTTCCATCTTTTTTATTTTTTCAATATTCTGATCATATACTTTAACACTTGTTAATTCTTTTTTCTTTTGTTTGGCATTTTGATTATCTATTAAGATTTCCTTACATTTCTCAAGTTTCGATTTTCCCTGGGTTTTTTCAACAACAGGTGCTTCTACAATTTCAAAATCAGGGAAAAGTTCAGCTAACTTCTTTACCTTTTCAAGATCAAAAAGGGTATACATATGGTCAATTACTTCACTGGGGCTTTCAAATGAAAGACGTTCCCACTCGGTATCATAAAAATGGTAAATACTGTCTATACTTGAATAACATACAACAGGGATTTTATTTTTTTTACCAAGATTCATCAAACTGGTTACTACATAATCAGGGCCATTTGTATAAAGAAATATACACTTTACCATTCTCAACGAAAGAAGATAATCATTTTTATTTTTAAGATCAGTTTCAATTACACGGTGGTTGTATTGTGATCCATACGTTCGGATGATGTCCTGACCATTTCCTAATTTATGTGCTATTATAGTATTGGGTCTGAAAAGTCTAATGATATCTACAACAGGGTACAAAATACCCCATTGATGCGAGGTATACATATATACTTTCCCACTAAACTCAAATTTTTCATAATTTTCAGTTTCATACTTCACTTGACGAGGCATTTTTAACTACTTAAGTTATTAAACTTAAAGTATTTTTTATTTTGTAAAAAAATAAATATTTGATAATATCACAATGAAGCCGGTTTTTATTGTGTTGATATTACTTGCTATTTTAGTTGTTTGTTATGGGTCTTCTAAATTTACTTCAACACAAACCAAAAGTACTTCAGTAAGTTCAAAATATGATTCTGTAGATGACAACACTGTTCTTATTTTTTATGCACCTTGGTGTGGGCACTGTAAAAAGAGTATGCCCGAATTTCTAAAGGCAACTGAAGATCCCTCTGTAAAAGTGGTTTTGGTAAATTCCGATGATCCTGGTGCGAAAAAATTAATAGATAAGTACTCCATCAATGGGTTTCCTACAATTATTAAGGGTGATGGTACAGTTTTTAACGGTGATAGAACCGCGCGTGAAATTATTGAGTTTGCCAATGGTGATTAAAATTGGATATTTTTTTACAAAAATAAAAACATTTAAGGACCAGCGCATTGATACTATCAGGAATAAATGGCTCCCAAGAAGGCTAAAACGATTGAAGAAACGTATGTTAAAAAATCACAACTTGAACATGTACTTGATCGCCCTGGAATGTACATCGGAGACATTGATCGTATTACAACCGAACGTTGGGTTTTTAATAATGATAAAATGACCAGAAAAATGTTGACGTATAGTCCGGGACTTTATAAAATTTTTGATGAAATATTTACCAATGCGACGGATCATTCGCAACGGGATTCCACGCTTAAAAAAATTGAAGTATCTTTCGATCGCGAGGTAGGTAAAATTACCATTTTTAATGATGGTGAAGGTATTCCAATTGAAATTCATAAAGAACACAATAAGTATGTACCGGAAATTATATTTGGTGAATTTCATACCAGTAGTAATTACGACGACACTGAATCTCGTACTGTTGGTGGTTTGAATGGTTATGGTTCAAAACTTACAAACGCATTTAGTACTCATTTTGTAGTTGAAATTTGTGACTCCAAACACCACTTTATAAAAGAATGGAAAAATAATATGTCGATTGTAGGTGAACCAAAAATAACA